CTACTTCCGTACCCTGAGTATGTGTTAACAGGGCAACTAATTACAAAAACTGGTTTATTCATTTTTTAATATAATAATTCGTGTGAAATATATTCATCTTGGGTCTCGTTGGTGTTGATGAATTCAAATTTTGGTCTAGGTGTCCAAGTATCAAACAATTTATCTAATGTGTTGATTACACGTTGACCCATCTGATTTCCTGTGAATCCTGCTTCATCAGATACAGCCCATTCTCTACCTGTTTTACCAAGCTCTTTACGCTCTTCTCTATCCATTTCATACAACTTTTTAATTTGTTCAGTTGCATCTTCAGGTCTACATCTATCATCCCAAATATATGGTGTTTTAGGTGAACCTTGTAATGAGCGGTTAGTTGGATATACCGGAAATGCCCATTTGCCATGTTTTTTGTATTTTCCAGTATGGTTTGAAGGTACTTCAGATGATGGAGTAAACCAATTGCCATCCTCATCTATAAATCTCATTTGATCTTGCATTCCCCCTGTTACGTTTGCTATAATAGGTGTACCTGCTAACATAGCTTCGGTGATTGTAAGACCCCAACCTTCATTTGAAGTTAATAAAATTTGTGCATCTGCTATATTATATAGCATATTTAATTCTTGTTGTGTAAGTCTTGCTTGAGAGAAGTAAATAGCATTTGGGTAGTCTTTAAATAATACTTTTCTAACAGCTTCTAAATCTGTTCCATGTTCACTTACTACTTCGGTATGAAGAATAAAAGCACATTTTTCTGCTTTTTCTTTTGGTAAAGAATCTAAAAAATATCTCCAAGCAAGCATTGCATCTGGGGTTTGTTTTCTTCGGATGTTTCTTGAATTGAAAAACAAAACAAATTCTTTTTCATTTTCTCCAAAAAGATTTTTTCTAAAAGAAATTAAAGTTGGGTCTGTATCTGGAATAGGATAGTATTGAGTTTCATTTAGTCCATGAGGAACATATTCTAAGATTTTATCTTTTGATTTGTCTCCTAAAACTAACTCATTAATAAGTTTTGTTTGTTTTGAAATTGCTAACAACGCATCACATGCCTCATAGTATGGTTTGTTGTACATTGGAGTTGGAAAATCATCCCAAATGTTAAGATAAATAATAGGAATATCTTTTCTAATCTCAGCTTCCATCATGAATAACCATTCAAAATATCTTGGATCTGTAATGATCATGATAGCATCTGGTTTTTCTATTTGGATAAATTGACGTAAGAGATCAGGTGTACCATACCCATCAACCGGATAAGAAATAATAGAAGAATCATCTATATTAGCATTTTTGTTTGTATCCTCAGATAGATCAAAACGTTTTCCTTTTTCTGGGTGGTTAACAGCACCTGCAATATTAACCCAATTAAAATGATGTGCGGTATTAATGACGATTTCTCTTGCAACAGTTGCAACACCAGATGTTACTCTAATGTCATCACATATTAGGAGAATTTTTTTTCTCTCATTTTGAGGTAAATAACCGAATTTTTCTTTCATTTAAAAACTTTTATTTGTAATGTAAAAAACTAATTTTAGTTTGCCAAGTTTAGAGTTTATGGTTATGAATTTTTTTTCTAAACTCTTCATCTTTCATATAGAGATCAATTGCACGTTCAGATAGTTTTTGGAAACTAAATTTCCGTTTGATGCATTCTACTTTAAAATCGTTAAATAGATCTTCGTCTATTTTAACACTTGTTAATTTTTGATTTTCGCTCATATATACTTATATTTATTTGTTATATATATAAATATACGCTATTTTTGAAAAGTCGCAGAACATAAATGAGTTTTATAAAAAGGACACCATTTACAATTGTTATTTTCTTTTGGTTGGTGTTCTACTTCTTTATATCCTTCTTTAGTAAATGCTTCTATAATGAAGGTTTGTAAAACATCCCCAGCTCTTTTTTGTTTAATTTTTCCAGATGGTGGAGAGAAGGTTTGGATTCTTTTAATAACAAAGTCTTCATGTTCATATAGTTGACGTTTAACTATAAAATATTCTATTTCTATTTTTTTAGGATCGACTCCAAATAATTCAGAAAAAAACTTTTTGTATAATATAAGTTGAAATTGTTTTAATTCGTCTTTTTTAACTTTATTGTTCCACCCTTGTCTACTTGTTTTTATGTCTATGATTTTAAATGTATCTGTAGGTTCATGATACATTACAACATCCAAAAACCCATTGTAAACTACATTTGGTTTAAGTGGGTTTGGTATTACCTGGATTGGAACTTCACATCCAACAAGCCACCATCCTCTTTTTGAAAAATATTTGGATTTATTTTTAGAAAAATCTCTTATTATCTCTATTCCCTCATCAAAAAATTGTCTTAACTCTTGTGGATTAGAGAAATGTTGGTTTTTGTTTTTTTTATATTGAGTAGTATATTCTTCTCTTAACTTTTCTTCAAACATATCATATGTGTTTATACGATCTGCTTCTGCTCCACTTTTTTCATACATTACATCTAAATAATGTTGAAGTACCTCGTGAAGTGCTGATCCAAAAACTATATGGATAGTTGAAGTGAATTGTTTATGTCCTTCTCTATATTGTAATGACCATTTTTTAGGGCATTCTGTAAACATAGAGAGTTGAGAATAAGATATAATTTTTTGTGTAGCCCAATTAATTTCTTGGGGTTTGAAATTTCTTATATCTTTTACAATCTGTGGAACCTTTTTCTTTTTAGCCATAACCTTAATATACAAAAAAAGCTTGGCTAAGCCAAGCTACTTTTACATTGGAGTAACATCTTCGGGATTGTAATTGAATGAAACTACATCTGGGACTTTTCGGATCATATTTGCTATATCCTTGATTTTATCTCTTGAAAATCCACCTGATTTTATAAATGGGTATCCATCTATTTTTAGGTTTAGGATAGTTGTGAAGTGGTCAAAGTTTTGTTCACTATAGTCTTCAAGTTCTGTTGTTGAGACAACTGTTACACCTATAATGGATCTGATATCAGATAAGATTTCTTTTTGTGGTCTGGTTTTGATATTTGTAATCAAACGACCTTTTAATTTATACTGGTCTTGATATTTTTCGTTGAGGGCTTGTTTAAGTTCTTCACGAATAATATTTTTGAGTTCTTTTGAATTCATATTAGAAATATATGTTATACATATCCAAAAATTTATGCTCCTTGTAGTTTTATTTTTTCCATTTTCCTCTCATTACTAGTTGAGCTATAATCCCATAGTTAGAGATATCTATAAAGCTATCTACCATAGGTTCATTTTCAACATAGTTTTTACCTTTACGTTTTAACATGTTTTTTAAACGGTTTATCTTGTCATTACAACGCAACCAAATACCAGTTAGTGAGAGTTGAATATCTTCTTCTTCTTCAAGTGTAGATCCTAAAGCAATATTACCTAAACCATAATCCATCATTTTTTCTGAAAATAGTTCGTATTGTTCTTGTTGGATTTTTTTAAATTCTTTTGCTAGTTCAGGATAAGTTTCTTCGAAAATTTTAGTTGTGCTGTTCATTTATTTTAATATATTTTTAATTTCTTTTTCATCATATCCCATATGGGATAAAATAACTTTATGATCTCTAGGTTTTAGTATTTTAATATGAGATTCAGCTTCACTTAAACTACATTCAAAATACTTCTTAAATGTTTCAACAAGTTTTGGAGGTGGGGATTTATGAGAAGATTTTAAATATTTAAAAAACATTTTCTTTTTAGGTATAAATTCCTTATAAATGTTATAAAGTTGTTCTTTATTTTCATAAGGAGTGGTTTGCACATAATTAACTAATTCAATAAAATTAACATCCATTGAAATAAAACGATTAACCATATAAGAGTTAAACTTATCCCAATCCTCCTCCTCAAATTCAGAGGAAGGAGTCTTGAGATAGGTTATATGGTTTAACCAATCAAATATATTTCTTACATTATGCTTCGATGACATAGTCTTTGTATTCTTCACGAAGTTCTTTAGGTAATGAATCTACAATGATTTTCTTTGTGTCCAAATCATAAAATACAGGGATTGGAAGAAGAGCGTCTTCTGATCCTCCTACTACAAATTTAGATACTTTTCTAAGTAAAACTGCTTGACCAAATAAGATTCCACCATCAAATCCCTTTACTGGGGTTGTGTTTTCTAAGTCAATGTTTAATTGTGGTTGTTGATTTTCCATCATGATTTTGTGTTTGTTTTTATATTACTTGTGGTTTAATTGCATCTGCTATTTTACTTAAACACGATGCTATGTTTATTTCTTTATCTATTCTAAAATTTGCTTGGTATAGATGTTCATTTAAGATAACTGAAATAGTACCTTCTTTTCCTGGGGCGTATTTGGAAATGTGTTCAAAAAGAAATCTATAAAGTTCTTCAAAATCTTTAACTCCTGAATTTAATATGATTTGTCTAAGGGTTCTCCAATTAGGTTTAGACTGTTTTAATTCTTTTAAGATAGAATTCATATAGTTAGAAGATACTACAACTGTTCTATCTACTTTCAAATGATTATCTACAATTGAAAGTTGGATTGTGTTGAGCATCTTACGTAGATCAGGATAGAATTGGTTTACAATGTTTCCTAGATCTGTTATTTCATATGATGTATTTTCTTGGTCAAGGATTCCAACTAAATGGTGGGCTATCTCTTTTTTAGAGGGTGGAACTACTTTTAAAACCTGGCATCTAGATTGGATTGGATCAATGATTCTTTCAATGTAGTTGCAGGTTAAAATAAAGCGAGTGGTGCGTGAGAAAGTCTCTATCACATTTCTTAATGAAGCTTGTGCGTTAATAGTAAGGAAATCTGCTTCATCTAATATTACCACTTTTAGAGATTTGAAAGATGCTGTGGATGCAAAACCTGTTACTTTTTCTCGGATAGTGTCAATCCCACGCTCATCACTCGCATTTATATAGAGGTAG